GGAGTCTTGCTGCAACAGGAAACTCAACTCATGGTTATTTTGGTGGTGGTCGTACTCCTAGTCCAACATCAACAATGGATAAGGTTACTTATGCATCTGATACGACAGCAGCAGTTCCTGGTGCAGCATTAAGTTCGACACGATATGGTCTCGCCGCAACAGGAAACTCAACACATGGTTACTTTGGTGGTGGCCGCATCTGGCCAGCCCCTGGTCCAGTAACAACAATGGATAAGGTCACTTATGCATCTGATACCACTGCAGCAGTTCCTGGTGCAAACTTAAGTTTGGCACGATATGGTCTCGCCGCAACAGGTAACTCTACTCATGGATATTTTGGAGGAGGAACTCCTGGTCCAGTAACAACAATGGATAAGGTCACTTATGCATCTGATACTACTGCTGCTGTTCCTGGAGCAGCATTAAGTGCGGCACGATATGGTCTCGCCGCATCAAGTGCAAGAGCAAATGGTCTTCCTACCAATGCACCTATTCCTTTCCCTGTTATCGTATAATTAGTGCTATAATAAAGAAAACCTTTGATATGAAGAGCAGTATTATAATCATTGATGATTTTTTACCTGAGGAAAAATTTAATCAATTACAAGAATTCTTGATGGGTCCGTTTTTTCCTTGGTATTATAATGATCAAATTGTAAAAGACAATGATAGAAAATTTCAATTTGTACATACTGCCTATAAAGAAGATGTAGGACCTAGTGTGTTCTATTCGCACTTTGATGAATGCCAAAAACTTCTAAATGTTAATAAAATTTATAGAATCAAAACGAATTTAACAGTAGGAACTTCATTCTCTCAAGACAGTGTATATCATATAGATAATTTAGATGGAGCTGTTAAAACTGCTATTTTTTATGTAAATACAAATAATGGAGGTACACGATTTAAAAATTATGGTAAAGTACAAAGTGTTTCTAATAGAATGGTAATTTTTGATTCTGATATTATGCATTGCGGAGCAACTTGCACTAATCAAAAAAGAAGAGTTGTTGTAAATTTTAATTATGAATAGTATTAAATGATTGAATACGTATAACTAATGGTATAATAAAAGAAAACCTTTGATATGATTGAAAACCCTTTGTCTTATATTTTAATCCGTCCAAATCTCATTAATGATTATGGTCTGAGAGAAATGCGAGAACATATTGAAAGAACAAATAAAACAGATCTTTCAGTATTTGACCCACATAAATCAAATGAGACTGGTGGTAAAGAATGGATTGTAAATAAAGAGGTTCGTGATACTCAACATGTTGAGGCAGGTCCAATATTCCCAAAGATTGTAGACCTTCTAAAGGACACAGTAAAAGAAGTTATCAATCCATTTTATGGTATTGAGATAGTTGAAAGTGAAGTTCCGCAGATCCTTTCTTATGGTATTGGTGGTCACTACTGTCCACATATTGATGGTGAGTCATTATGGCGAACACCAGATAACAAGTTGATATGGAAAAAATCAACTGATCGAGATATATCTATGGTGTTTTATCTCAATGATGATTATGAGGGTGGAGATTTCGTATTCCCAGACCTTAAAGTTCGTGTAAGACCAGAACCTGGAATGTTAGTTTGTTTTCCATCCAACCACCATTACAGACATGGTGTTGAACCAGTTACAAGAGGTCAAAGGTATAGTATTGTATGTTGGGCTACTGCGAAAGGGTTTCCTACAATGGAGCAACAAAATCAAGAACTATCTCACAAGTATGGTATAATGATAAATAATTAGAAATTTTAGACAATAAAATGCAATACATAAAGCACTATTATGTTGATGATGATCAGAATACTTTTTGTTGTGAAACATCATCAAATCCAAAATATAAAAGACATCCTACAAAAGAATATAGTGGACTTGACGTTAAAGTTTGGTTAACTGATTCTGATGGAGTTGATGTATGTCTTGCAGAACTTCCAGATTCAACTACTGTCTCTACCATAACCCAAGAATGTGGTAAGAATAGTGTTCAAGTTTTGACTGAAGAAGAGTATAATACTGTTTGGACACCATACTCTGCGGCATTAGCACTTTATGATGAGGCAAGAACTGCCGAAGAATCTGGTGATACTGATACTGCTTCTACAAAAAAAGCAGAAGCACAAACTAAGATGGATGAGGCAACTACGGCAATTCGTGCTCTTTAATTTGACAGATTAACAAAATTATTTTATAATTATATGAATTTTAAAGTATACACAAAAGAAAATTGTCCTCACTGCTATAAGATTAAACAAGTATTGGAGTTGACAGGAACACAATTCGTATCCTATAATCTTGAAGAGGACTTTACACGAGAAGAATTCTATGCTAAATTTGGTAGGGGTTCTACTTTTCCGCAGGTAGTATGTGACGATAAAAAAATAGGAGGATGTATTGACACAATCAAATTCCTCAGAGAACAACAAGTCATCAAGTCTTAACATAAATAAAAATGAAGACCACAGAAATCGTGGTATTGAATTCTTGCTTAATGGAGGTAAGAGAAAGCAAACGAAACCATTTCACATTATGTTCGAAAAGATGGTTTGCTTTCTAAGATGGAAAGTAAATATTCATTTTGAATTTTCTATCAAGACATCCCGGAGTAAGAAAAATGTTAGCAACTAGTTTAGTATTTGGTTCATTTCTGACTATTTTATTTCTCATGATGGGTCTGATGATTGGTTGGACTGCTAGAGAATACATGATGAATTATCGGGAAATTCCCAAGTTGCATCCAGAATTCTACGATCAAGATGGTAATGTTATTCCAGATGAAGTTTTAGCAGTATCTTTTAATCCCGATTATTTTGACGATAAAGAGTGTGATGATGAAGAGGAAGACTAAATAACAATACCTGTGTGGTTCGCATCTATCAGGTGAAAGGGTGCTTTGGCACCTTTTCTTGTATAAATAATATTGCGAATCACAACAGATTATATGTATTATACTTACGCTTATTTGCGTGAAGATAGGACTCCATATTATATTGGGAAAGGTTCTGCAAATAGAGCATATCAAAATCATAAGAGAACTAATGGGCAAAATTTATTGCCAAAAAATAAAGATCAAATACTAATACTCAAAAACTTTGAGATAGAAGATTTGGCGTATAAACACGAACAGTATTTAATTGCTTTATATGGAAGAAAATGTGATGGTGGAATTTTAGTCAATATGGTTCATGGGGGAAAAGGTGGGGCAAGAAAATATTTAACTGTAAAAGAAAAAGAAGAGGCGCAATTAAGAAATAAAATTAACGCTGCCAAAAATTTAAAAATTTGTAGGAAAGAAAATAGAGAAGAGTTTAATAGGAAAACTAATGCAAGAAATGCAAAACGAAGAGAAATTTTAAATCAAAGACAAAAAGAATATGCTGATAAAAATAGAGAGAAAATAAATGAAAAACAAAGAGAATATAGAAAAAATAATAGAGAAGAAATTAGAAGGAAGGAAAGAGAATACTATGCTAAAAATAAAGAAAGAATAAATGAAAGGAGAAGAAAAAAGTTTATTGACTCTATAAACTAAATAAGGTATAATTATTTTAGATTTTGAAAACTATGACGACAACAACGAAGAAGAAGACAGCAACGAATAAAACAATATCACTGGAACTTCCAAAGAATCCATTTGTATTTGAAGTTTTGGATCTTGTTTCCAAACAGAGAAGTAAAGCAAAGAAAATTGAAGTTCTGAAGAAGTATGAGCATATTTCTTTGAAAGCAGTATTGATTTGGAACTTTGATGAGAGTATAATTTCTATGCTTCCTGAAGGAGAAGTTCCTTATTCTGGATTTGAGGATCAGGCATCATCAAATGGAACTCTGAGCACTAAAATCACAGAAGAAGTTCGTAGAATGCATGAGACTGATTCATTCTCAGTGGGTTCGAGTGATAAGAATGGACACACTACAATTCGTAGAGAGTTTAAAAATTTCTATCACTTTATCAAGGGTGGTAATGATGCCATGAGTGGTGTTCGTCGTGAAACGATGTTTATCAATATTCTTGAGGGACTTCATCCATTAGAAGCAGAGATTGTTTGTCTTTGTAAGGATAAAAAACTTTCAGATAGATATAAGATTACGAAAGAAATTGTAAGTGAAGCATATCCAGATATTACTTGGGGAAATCGTTCATAATTATGGCAAATCAATTGGGAGATGCTCCCACAAAAACAGAAGAGGAACAGTCTATGACTTCATGGACACCATCAGAAAAAGAAAATTCTAAATCCGTATATGGGTGTGATATACTGATAGAGAATGGAACTTGGGAACAAGTCTCTACTAAAGATTGTCCTTATGATGCCATGATAATCACCTATGTGGTTGATGGAGAAACGAGATATGATTTGACTCGTAGTCAGAAAGAGGTTCGTATTTTTAATATGTATTGGGATAAGTTTCGTGAGAATTTAAAGGGTATTGGTTTTGGTATGGGAAGAACCAATCCAAAACTATGGGGACTGGAACCACCACCCCCAACCAAAAAGCGGAAATAATTCCAAAATATCGGCAAAAAAAATTCCGGCAATTTTTTGGTCTGTAGGGATTTTCGGAAACCTCTTGACTAAATACAGTATAGGGTCTATAATAGACCTGTCGTTCATCAGAGGAGACTCTGACGCAAGTAAGTCGCGCAACGGTTCCGTTGATCCCATGTTAGAACTATTATTCTACACAACTCTCACCTGTCAGCAAACTGATGCTATCATACTGCGAATGCAGAAAAATGAGAACATTAGTGATTCTTTTAAGGTTGAGTTAGTTGAGACAATGAAGGAGTCAAATCCTGAATGTTATTGGGACGCAAACGACTAAAGGAACGGGCCTAAAAATCCAACTACTTTAGGAGTAAAATCATGTCTACTATCACTTATCGTGGTGTTAAGTACAACCCAGAAGCATATAAAGCTGCTGTGTTGGCAGAGCAAACCGCAACTCGTAACCACAATCTCATGTATCGTGGCATCAAAATCGAACGCAAGTTTGCATCTAAAAGTTGATAATTAACGCACTTAACTTTACTGAGGGTTGCAAGACCCTCTTTTTTTATGCTATAATGGTATCGAAGTAATGTTGTGTATGGAAAAAGAAAGAGTTAATTTGATTATTCGTAATTTAGAACTTCTTTTAGATTCTCTAAAGGCAGAAGTAAATTCTGATAGAGATGATAAGGTAGACTATAATCCATATAGTGAATATATTGAAGATTATGATGAAGTCTTTGAGGAGGAAAATGACTGAAACAAAAAAAGCAAAAGAACTTGTAAAATTGCTTGAAAGACTGATAGAGAAAGATTACCTCTATAGTGAAGAAAGTATCAAAGAAATGAAATCACAATTGCGTTCGGTAAAACAACAAATTGCTGATATAGATAAAAAGAACTCAAAAGGATTTGGAGCATGAATGTAAAATTGATCAGTGTTACACCTGATGCTGAAAAAATGATGGGATATGTGGCACGAGTGTCAAATCCCTCCAATCAAGAGAATCCAAAAGTTGCTGGTCTTCTTAAGTATTGTGTAAAACATCAACATTGGAGTGTCTTTGAGCAGTCATTCATGACTCTTGAGATTGAGACTACAAGAGGACTGGCAGCTCAAATCTTGCGGCATCGGAGTTTTACATTCCAAGAGTTTTCGCAAAGATATGCCGATAGTTCTTTGTTGAGTTCAAATATTCCTCTTCCTGAACTTCGTCGTCAAGATACAAAAAACCGTCAGAATTCTATTGATGATATTGATGAATTTAAAGTTCAGAAGTATCAAATGTTGATGCAAGATTATTTTGCACAAGGTATGAATTTATATCAACAAATGCTTACTGATGGAATTGCAAAAGAATGTGCGAGATTTGTCCTTCCTTTAGCAACTCCTACAAGACTTTATATGAGCGGATCTTGTCGCAGCTGGGTGCATTATATAGATTTGAGATCTGCTCATGGAACTCAAAAAGAGCACATGGACATTGCAGAAGCATGTAAAAAGGTTTTTGTAGAACAGTTTCCAACAGTAGCAGAAGCATTAGAATGGAACTGAAAATTTATGATAATTTTCTATCAAAAGAAGAATTCTTAAATTTAAAATCTAGTATTGTATTCAATACAAATTTTCCTTTTTTTCTACATGATGGAATCACACAACCCAATGATTCAAAGGGCAAGTATGATTGGTTTGCTACTCATGTCATTTATGATGGAGGGTTACCAGTTTCTCCTTTAGAGA